GCGCCCCGTCTGGAGAGAAAGAGTAAGAGGTGCACCAGATGAACCTTCCCTTTGACCGCCCGCTGAATAAGGTCACAAACGGCGCGCTTGCGGCGGCGTTGGTGGTGGTGGTTGCGTGGGCTCTGCGTGAGTTCGTTGGGGTTGATCTGCCGGCGGAAGTTCAGTCGGCGCTGGCGCTGATCGTCGGCTTCGGCATTTCATATCTCGTTCCGCTGAGCGCGGCTGAGGCTGAAGCGATAGCCCAAGCGTATTACCGCAAGTAGACGTACTGCTGGCAGCGCCCGCGTCGCTGCGGGCTGCTGTCACAACACCGTATAGAAATAAAAGAGCAACTAATGCTGTGACGCACTGTGGAAACAGACGCGCTGACAGAAGAGAATCGCAACGCGGTGTTATGGGCGCTGCTGCATTTAGCGCTCGACCCCGACGCGCCGGCGGGCGCGCGCGTTGCGGCGGCGCGGCTGTTTCTGTCGCAGTTCGGCGAGACGAACGCGGAGCGCGATGTGCTGGTGGTCGTAGATGACGCGGCGTTCGTCGAGACGGTATGAGGTGCGACTGCCGCGCCTGCACGCCGATCAGCGCGCCGTCGCCGGACAGACGAAAAATGCGCGGTTCGTGCATCTCCGCGCAGGTCGGCGGTGGGGGAAGTCGCATCTGTTGGCGCGAATGCTCGTCGAGGCGGCGCTGGTGAAGAAGCAGACGGTCGGCTACTTCGCGCCGACGTACAAACTGATGCTGCCGGTGTGGGAGCAGGCGCGGCGCGTGCTGCGCGCGCCGGTCGCGGAGGAGCACAAAGCGGAGCGGCGGATTGATACGACCGTCGGCGGTCGGATTGAGTTCTGGTCGCTCGACAACGAAGATGCGGGGCGGTCGCGCGGCTACGATCTGATTGTGGTGGACGAGGCGGGGCTGGTGCGCAATCTGGAGACAATCTGGCGCGAAAACCTCATTCCCGCGCTGCTTGACCGGCGCGGCAGAGCGGTGCTCGCCGGCACGCCGAAGGGAAAGGGGGATTTCTGGCGCATCTACCAGAGCGCGCTGGAAGACCCGCGCTGGGCGACGATCCGGCGTTCCACCAGCGACAACCCGCGCCTCGATCCGGCTGACGTCGCGCTGCTGCGCGCGGCGATGACGGAGCGCGCAGCGCGTCAAGAACTGGACGCGGAGTTCTTAGATGATGGCGGCGCGGTGTTCCGCAACGTTCGCGCGTGCGTCGGCGAGATTGTGCGCAGCAACGAAGCCGCAGTTATCGGCGTCGACTGGGGGCGCTACGAAGACGCGACGGTGTTCGCCGCGCTTGACCCGCAGACGCAGTGCGTCGTGGACGTTGAGCGCATCGTTGACGCTGATTTCACAACGCAGCGTCGCGCGCTGGTCGAGTTCTGGCAGCGGAACGGACGCGGCGCGGTGATCGCCGAAGCGAACAGCATCGGCGCGCCGAACATCGAAGAGTTGCAGCGCGCCGGGCTGCCGGTGCAGGCATTTACGACGACTGCCGCCAGCAAGCCGCTGCTGATTGACACGCTTGCGCTGGCGCTGGAGCAGCGAACGATTGTTCTGCCGTCGGAAGAATGGCTGCTCAACGAGTTAGAGATGTACAGCGTGGACGTTGCGGCGTCGGGGCGAATGCGCTACAGCGCGCCCGAAGGCTGTCACGACGACGGAGTTATTGCGCTGGCGCTCGCGGCGTGGGGCGCGGCGCGCGGCGCTGAGGTGCTGTTTGATGTCTAGAACAAGCGCGCAGATCGTATTGTCGCCCGGCGAGCGCTACGACATCAAAGCGCTCAATCTCGAAGAGTTTCTTCCGTCGGGCGCGTTCAGCGGCGACGGCGACGCGGTGGATGTCGAAACGGCGTATGAGCGCGTCGCAGTGGTGCGCACTGCGGTGACGCTGAGGGCGAACGCGCTGGCGTCGCTGCCGTGGGAAATCACAACCCGACGCGGAACGTTGATCGCGTTCGACGCAGAGCGTTTGGCGGCGCTCATTCGCGGCGTCGAGATCGATCTGTGTCTGTACGGCGCGGCGTATCTGCTGCGCGACCCGGCAGCGCCGCTGGGGCTGCGCCGGCTGCACCCGCGGACGATCACTCCCGTCACCGATCCGAAGCGCGGGCTGGTCGGGTTCACCCGCCGCGCGAACAACGTCGAAATCCGGCTGGAGCCGGAAGTCGAATTGCTCTATATCTGGGAACCTTCAGTGCGCGGCGAGGTTGAACCCGGCGTCGGGCTGGTGACGACGGCGTTGACGCAGGCGCGGTCGCTGCTGGCGGCGGAGCGTTACCAGAGCGCATATTTCGAGCGCGGCGCGGTGCGCCCGACGGTGTGGATGTTCGCGCAGCGACCGACCGACGCGGAGCGTTCGCGGTTCGAGCAGTGGTTGCGGCAGTTAGTGAGCGGCATTCGCAACGCATTCCGGCACCTCGCGCTCTCAAGCGAGATCAAAACAGTGACGCTGGGGGATGCGCTCTCCGATGCGGTGCAACCGGAACTGCTCCAGCGCGCGGCGGAACTGATGCTGACCGCGTTCCAGGTGCCGATGTCGTTAGTGTTCTCCAGTGCGAGCAACTACGCAACCGCGCTGCGCGACTACCAGACGTTTATTCTGCTGACAATCCTCTCCCGCGCGCGCGAGATCACCGCAATGCTGCAACCGCATTTCACTGCATACAACCAGGTGTTGCGCTGCAACGAAGCGCGCATTGACGCGGTGCAGAACGCTGAGTTGGAGAAAGCCGAAGCGATCCAGCGGCTGGCGGGGCAGCCCGTTCTGACGCTCAACGAAGCGCGGGCGCGCCTCGACCTGCCGCAATTCGTTGAGGACGCCGCTGACCAGCAACTGCTGCGACTGCGCAACCGGCTGGCGGCGGCGCGGGAAGCGATTGCGGCGGGGCTCGACCCCGCGACGGCGCTGCGTCTGGCGGGCGTTGACGAAGCGGCGAACGTCGAAGCGACAGACGTCGAAGCGAAGGCGTTGAAGAAGGACGCAGAGCCGGAACTGCTGCCGCACGAACGCCTGCTCTACCGCGATCTCAGGCGCGCGTTTCAGCAGTTGCGTCAGGCGGTGCTTGACAGCGCGGACGAGATCACGGCGCAGATGTTCAGCGAGACGCTCTATCCCGCAATGCGGCGCAACGTCGAGACGATTGCGCGTCTGTTCGCGGACGAAATGCGCGCCGAGGTCGGCGTTGCGGTCAACGTTGACGCGCTGCTTGCAGACTGGGCGGAAGAAGCGACGCGCCGCCAGGTCGAAGAGTTGCTCTATCCGTATACGCGCGACTACATCGCCCGCGCCGTCGCCGCCTGGCAGCGAATGCCGGGAGCCGACCGCGCAGAACTCGTTGCAATGCTCGAACCGGTTGTCGGCGCGACCCGCGCCGAAACCGTCGCTATCACTGCGGCGACCGAGGCGGCGGCTGCCGGGGTGCGCGCGTATCGGGATGGGCTGAAGGCGGAACACAATCTGGAGTATGTGATGATCTGGGAGACCGCGAACGATGAGCGGGTGTGCCCGATCTGCGGCGCACTGCATCGCAAGCGTGAGGGGGAGTGGGGCGGGCTGAGCGGGCCGCCCGCGCACCCGCGCTGCAGGTGCGGCGTGCGACTGGAGCGTGCTGATGCAGGTTAGCGTCTCAGTTGATGTGAACAACGCGCTGCGCAAACTGCTGCCGCGCACAGCGCAGATCGAAGCCGCGCTCGACGCGGGCGCGGCGGCGGCGCACAGCGTGATGCAGGTCTACCCGTCGCCGCCTGCCGGATCACGCTATCGGCGCACCGGCAATCTGCGGCAGAAACTGCGGCTGAGGAAATTGTCAAGAACGTCGCGCGTCGTTGAGAACACCGCGTCCTACGCGCGATACGTTTACGGAATGCCGCAGGCGCGCGTGCATCGCGGGCGCTGGGCGTCGGCGGTTGACGCGGCGGAAGCGGCGCGGAAGGAAGCGGTCGCGGTGTTGCGGGGGAGGTGAGGAGATGGAGTGGAGAACCGCGCCTGGCGCGGCGTTGAAGGCTGCGTACACCGGCGACGTTGAGGGGCTGCTGGTGGTGTTCGGCAACCCCGATGCGACCGATCTTGAAAACGAGTTCTTCACGCGAGGGACGGATTTCGGACGGCTGCGCGAAACCCCGATCTGGCTTAATCACGCGCAACCCGTCAAAACCGCGTCGGGGGTTATCCTCATCGAAGAGCCGATCGGTTACGGCGCGCTGGAGATCGCCGACGAGGGCGTTATTATTCGGGGATTGCTCGACGCGAAATACCGCTACCTCGCGCAGATCGCGCCGGAACTCGGCTGGTCGAGCGGGACGGCGGCGCATCTGGTGTTGCGCGAGCAGGTCGGGAAGGCGATGCACATCAAACGCTGGCTGCTGGGGCTGGACGCCAGTATTACGCCGACGCCCGCAGAGCCGCGCACAATGCTGAGGAATTATCGGCTGATCATCAAGTGAAGGAGGAGACGGAACAGATGACGGAGATTGTGATGAATCAATCGGAACTCGCTGCCGAGATCGCGGCGCGATTGCGCGACGAGGTTGCGGCGGCGGTGAAGGCGCAGGCGGTCGGCGTGGCGACAGGCGCGCCGACGGCTGCTGAAGGCGAAGGATCGTTCGGCGACTTCTTGAAGTGCGTTGCGCTCAACGATGTCCAGCGACTGCGCGCGGTCTACAAGAGCAGCAAAGCGCTTGACGAAACAACCGGCGCGGGCGGCGGGTTCCTGGTGCCGACGCAGTTCGAGCAGCGCATCCGCGCCGTCGGCGCGCCGATGCTGTTTGACCAACTCGTAGCCGCCGGACGCGGCCCGTTGATGCTGCGCACCAACGCCGCCGAGTTGGCGCTGCCGGCGCTGGAGCAAGACCAGGCTCCGAACGTCGAATCGAGCGCGCTTGTCGGCGGGGTGCGGCTCATCTGGCGCGAACAGAGCGCCGACGTCCAGGAGAGCGAGCCGCGCTTCGAGCAGCGCATCTTCCGACCGCACGCGGCTGACGCCTACGTTGCAGCGGCGACTGAGTTGATCACCGACGCGCCGCAGGCGCTCGAGGATACGCTGGTGTCGCTATTCGGTCGCGCGTATGCGACGCTCAAGGCGCGGGTTATTCTTCGCGGAACCGGCGTCGGTCAACCGCGCGGAATTGTCGGGCATCCCGCGTCGATCAGCGTTGCGCGCGCCACCGGCGGAACGCAGGTCGAGAACGACACAAACACCGTACTGGCGATGATCCAGCGTCTGCTGCCTGGCAGCGCAACCGCAGTCTGGATCGCACACCCGTTCTGGCGCTCGCGGCTGATGGCGACGCGGCTGGCGGATACGCTGCTGTACGTCGCAAACGGTCAGTCGCTGGTGTACGGCGATACGCTGGCAGGCATCCCGATTGCGTACAGCGAACACCTGCCCGCAGTGGCGAACGCCGGGTCGCTCATTCTCGCCGATCTCTCATACTACGCGCTGGTGGAACGCGCGTCGTTCAGCGTCGCGTACAGCGAGCACGCGCGGTTCCTCAAGCGCCAGGCAGTGTGGCTGTTCGGAGTGCGGATTGACGGCGCGCCGCTGGTCAACGCGCCGCTGACGCTCGCCGACGGCGCAGGAACCAACACCGTCAGCCCGTTCGTCGAGATCGCGGCTGGCTCGTAGTAGTAGTGCGATCGGGCTGTCACAACACATCATAGAAATAAAAGAAGATGATGTGTTGTGACGCTGCTGGCAGAACGGCGGGCGCGGACGTCACAGCAGAGCAAGCGCTGTCACAACACGCTCTATAAATAAAAGAGATACGGGTGTTGTGACAGCGGTCGGTTACGGATCAGCGGCTGAACGAACAACGCGCGCTGTCACAACACCCGTATAGAAATAAAAGAGCAACTGGTGTTGTGACAGCGCTGAATAAGGAGGAGGAGATGATCACGCAGGAGATTATCCAACCGCTGGCGCGGTACTTCAACGCCAGTATGAGCACTGGAACAAGCACCCCCGTCATCAGCATCTCGAATGCGCAGATGGTGCGGATCGTCGCTCATTCCGGCACGCTGACAGGAGCGGGTTCGGCGGTGCTGCGCGTCTATGTGAACACGACGAACACAACGTCGGGCGCTGTGCAGTTGACGAGCAAAGCGGTTACGTTGCTGTCGGACAGGACGTATGAAATATTCATCGCCAGCGCAGAAGTGTATGATGCGATGGAGCGCGCGTCATACCTCTTCGTGAGCCTCGACGCAGCGACGGGAATGACTGCGCAGATTGCGATCGAAATCTCGGCGCTGCCGGGGCGCGATATTCCCGCGTCGCTTCCGTCGAACTGGACGCGGGTGTTGTGAGGCAGGCGATGTACGCAACGCCGGCGCAACTCAAAACGTATCTCGCAATCACGACAGCGACAGACGACGCGCTGCTGACCGATCTGCTCACGCGCGCAACTGCGATCATCGAGCAGATGACGCGCAAGACGTTCACTGCGCCGGCGGCGACGGCTCGTCAATTCGGGCGCGAACTGATGCTGTGGGACGCGCAGTTGCAGCGCGATTACCTGCTGCTGCAGTCGGGCGTCTACGTTGCGCAACTCGTCAGCGCCGCCGACGGCGACGGCGCGGCGATCCCGCTGACGGAGATCGACACGCACCCGCCCGACCCGCCGTACACCGTGCTGGCGCGCAAAGACGCGCGCTGGTGCAGCGCGTCGCAGCAGGCGACCGTCACCGCGCGCTGGGGGTACAGCATCAACCCGCCTGATGACGTCGTTCACGCAACGATCCGGCTTGCAGCGTGGCTGTACCGGCAACGGGGAACGGCGAACGACCCCGATCGCCCGACGGTTGCGGAGAACGGGCTTGTGCTGCTGCCGTCGGCGCTGCCGGACGACGTTCGAGCAATACTGGAGCGCTACCGCGATGTCGTATAGCGCAGTAACCGACATTATCGAGATGCTCGCCGGGCTGACGGTGCAGTACAACAGCGTCGTCGTTCCCGTCCAGCGCCTTGCGGCGCAGGCGAACTGGTCGGACGCGGCGCAGTTGCCGGTGCGGATTATCCCGACGATCGGCGGGTTGCGGCTGATTGAAGGCGGCGTCTACACGCCGACGCGCGCAACGCGCGCGGTGTGGGAGATCGACGATCTGCTGCTTGTGCGTGATGTCGGAATGGGGCGCGGCGTTGCGGATACGGCGTCGGCGCTGGTCAACTATATCGAAGATTACGTTGCGCGACTGCGCTCCGCGTGGCTTGCGCGCGGCGACGTGCAGTTGCTCAACGTCAGCGGAATAATCGACGTTGTTCGATACGGCGAGCGGGCGTATGAGGGCGCGACGGTGACGACGCGCTTCGCGCATCTTATACGCGCGCCGTCGACATAGGAGGAAGTATGCCTCACTCTGGAGTTATCGCCGGCTTGTACGCCGGCAACTTCGCGGTCGAAATCTCGACCGACGGTACAACCTGGACGGCGGTGTCTGACGCAACCGTCAAAATCGATGACGTCGAGATGAATCGCCCAAGCGGCGAGGCGTACGTCGGCGGCTCAAGCGATTACGCGACGATCACAATCGGCAAGCGCGAACCGGTCGAGATTACGTTGACGTTTTTGTACAGCGAGGCGACCAACGCTGCGGCGACTACAATCTACGACCAGTTCGAGAGCGCGACGCCGACGCTTGGCGTGCGCTGGTCGCCGCGCGGGCTCGTTGCGAACGCGCGTGCGTATGCGACGAGCAACGACGGATCGGCGACGGGGTTGGGCGTGATCACAAACGTTACGCTGAGCGCGCTTGACCCGGGCGAGGCTGAGCCGTATGTCGCGCTCGTAACGGTGCGAACGCCGACGCTGCGGCAGTACACGCTCGGCGCGGCCCCGACCGACCTCTCGTAAAGGAGGCGCTATGTCTGAACCTGCAACGATCTACGACGTTGACGCTATCCGCGTCGACCGTACTGCGCTGACGATCCGCGAAGCCGCAACGCTGCTCAACCGCGAACTGACGCCTGAGGTGATTGCACGGCTGGTGCGTAAGGCAATCGGGAACCAGGCGGATCAGTTCCCGATACGGGCGTTGAAGGCGGTGTACGAGCGGGCGCTGCCAAAGATTTTCGAGCCTGATGAAGCGATCAGGTCGCGGGTTGCGGGGCTGATGCCGAACGTTACGACGATTACGCTCGGCGAGTACCACCAGTTTCTGGAAGCGAGCGAGCGGAAGATCGCGTTCCCCGACGTTGCTGCGACGCTGCTCGCCAAAGCGTACGGCGACGACATTCTCAACGAGCCGTATGCAGCAGCGGCGTTGTTGCTGAAACGGATATTCGACGCGGTAGGCGACGAGGGAAACGGGTAGCGCGGGCGACGGCGCTGGGGCTGCACGACCTCGCGCCGCTGCCCGCTGCGTACGCAGAACTGGTATTGTGTCGGGACATCTATCACTGCACGCCTGACGCGCTCGACCGCCTGCCGCTGCTGCGCGTCGCGCAGCACCTCGCAGCGCTGCGCGCGGAGCGGCGACATCAAGCGTTGGTGACAGCGCATCGACGGAAACGCAGATGAGCGACGTCGTTATCAAACTGAGCGCAGTTGACGCCGCCAGCGGCGTGCTTGAGCGCGTCGCGCAGAACGTTCGCGGCGTCGGTCAGGCGGCTGAGGCGCAGCGCAGTGCGTTCGGCGCGCTTGAGCAGGTCGCCGTCGGCGCGCTGCGGCAGATCGGCGCAGCAGCGGTCAATCTGGCGGGCGCGGGGATCGCTGCGCTCGTCGATCAACTGCGCGCAAGCGTCGATGTCGCTGCGACGTTTGAGAGCGCGCTCTACAAATTTCAGGCGGTTGCGGGCGACGCGCTGACGAAAGCGGGGCTGTCGTTCGACGACGTTCGGGAGAAAGCGCTGGAACTCGGCGCGTCAACGCAGTTCAGCGCGCAGCAGGCGCTGGACGCAATGACGGAACTCGTCAAAGGCGGCGTTGACGTCAAGGATGTGATGACCGGCGCGACCGACGCAACGCTTGCGCTTGCCGCCGCTGCGCAACTCGAACTCGCCGACGCGGCGACGATTGTTGCAAAGCAGTTGGGCGTCTGGGGCGAGACCGGCGTCACTGCGGCGAACGTCGCCGATCTGCTCGCGTCGGCGGCGAACGCAAGCACTGTCGACGTTGAGGAACTTGCGCTCGGTCTGGCGAACGTCGGCGGCAGTGCGCGCACCGCCGGGCTGTCGTTTGAGGAGACCGTACAAACGATGGCGATAATCGCGCCGCTATTCAGCAGTTCCGCCGACGCTGGGACGTCGCTGAAAACGTTTTTGCAACGTCTCATTCCAACGACCAGCGATGCTGCGGGAATGATGAAACAGTTGGGTCTCTATTCGGAGAAGACG